CCGGGATGCTCTCGCTGACTGGCAAATGATGAACCAATTTAATAGCCCAGCAGCACAAATGCAGCGTCTCAAAGATGCAGGGCTCAACCCTAACCTAGTCTATGGAAACGGAGCAGATGCTCAATCCGGTCCGGTACGCTCTGTCGATACTCGAACCGTAGTACCACAGGCACAGAGTTTTGATCTTGGCTCTATTATGGGTTCATACTTCGATACTCAAATAAAACAGGCCCAGGTCGATGCTCTAAAAGCAAAAACCACCGTAGATGAAACTCGAAGCGCCCTTATAGCGCAGCAATCCGCAGCCACATTACTTGGAATAAGACGTGGTGAACTTAAGTACAAACAGGATCAGGAATTGTATGATATATCCGTAGAATTTGCAAAGGAACGACTAAAAAACCTTGCACAGGATACAAAAAACAAAGGTCAGGTATTCAGAAAACTTGAAGCTGATATAACATTTACAATCGATCAGAATACTAGAAATTGGCAACTTCAAAAGCCCAGAGTAGCACAGGCAGCACAGGAGGTTTTACTAACAATAGCCCGGAAAAACAACGTAAATGTGTCTACCGATTTACTCAACAAACAGATACAAATTGCCGAACAGGAATTACGTGCAAAAACAAAACAGGCTGAAATTTGGGAACGTGGACAGAATCCGAATGACCCTGCATGGCAAAGGTTACTTCTCGAACTTATCGAAAAGGTTGTTACAAAATTTGAAAACGGAAAAAAACCTTGGTGGTTTCCCGGCTAATTATTAAATTTATTCTATTATTCACCTTTAAAATTTAAAAAAATGCGAAAAAGATTCAAAAAACGTTCCCGTACAAAAGCTAAACGTAAATATTACGTGAGTAGGGGAGGAGTAAGGCTTTAACCTAATATTAATTATGCGAAAATTTAAAACTAACAGAAATGGCACACCCACGTACTAAATTTGGCGAATGGCTTTTAAGGGCTTGGCCCAAAATCCGGGATATTATCGTATTAATATTAACCGGCGAAACATTCATTAAATAATCAAAACCAGTAAAAAAATGAAGAATATTTTTAACAGCATCCAGTTGGTCAAACCCAAAACAAACGTATTTGACCTTTCACATGATGTAAAACTATCGGCAAATATGGGAGACCTTGTACCCGTAATGTGTACGGAAGCAGTTCCCGGAGATAAATTTAAAATATCAGCCGAATCACTTATCCGTCTGGCTCCTATGGTTGCACCTCTTATGCACCGTATGGATGTATCAATACATTACTTTTTTGTACCCAATAGAATATTATGGCATAACTGGGAAAATTTTATCACAAATACAGAAGTCGGAGGAAGTTTACCCGCATTTCCGACCTTAACATTTGATGACCCTGTTATGTGGGACGACTATCGTACTTTGGATTACCTTGGACTTCCCAGAGGTAATAATGAACATCAAGAAACAGTATCAGCCCTTCCATTTGCAGCATATCAAAAAATATGGAACGACTATTATCGCGACCAGAATTTAATTGAAGATATTTCATTAGATATCGCACTCACAGACGGAGATAATAACCCGCAGTCTTATGCATTATTACCATTAAGAAAACGCGCTTGGGAACACGACTATTTTACGGCAGCTTTACCATTTGCACAAAAGGGAGATCCTGTAACAATACCTATGTCCGGTGTCGTGTCAGTTGATCCTAACAGCATCGCCACAAATAGAATACTGGATGCACAAGGAAATGAAATTAACGGAACCTTATCGGCACAGGTTACTTCAGGCCAGTTACAGGTAACAAACGGTGGCGGTACCGAAGATGCACAATATGATCCTAACGGCTCTCTCATTGTTGAAAATGCAAACAGCACTATTAATGACCTTCGTCGTGCATTTAGACTTCAGGAATGGCTTGAGAAAGCTGCGCGAGGTGGTTCTCGTTATGTAGAAAATATATTAATGCATTTCGGAGTAAAATCACAGGACAGCCGATTACAGCGACCCGAATACATCACTGGCGTTAAATCCCCGGTAGTTGTATCCGAAGTATTAAACACAACAGGCACAGATAACAGGCCCCAGGGAGATATGGCAGGTCATGGTGTAGCTGTTGTTTCAGGAAATCCCGGCTCATATTACGTACAGGAACATGGTTATATAATCGGAGTAATGTCAGTTATGCCCAAAACCGCCTACCAGCAAGGCATCCCTAAACACTTCTTAAAAACACAAGATCCGTTCCAGTTCTATTGGCCTTCATTCGCAAATATTGGTGAGCAGGAAGTATTGAATAAAGAAGTATATGCCTATCAGGGAGCAACTGGTGATAATGTATTCGGCTATGTACCACGTTATGCAGAATATAAATTTGAAAATAATAGAGTTGCAGGAGATTTTAGAAATAGTTTAAGTTTCTGGCATATGGGCCGAATATTTGACGGACCACCGTCATTGAATCAACAATTTGTTGAATGTGTACCTAGGAAGGACGTATTTGCTGTAACAGATGCAGATAATGATGTTTTATGGTGCCATATTTATCACAAAGTTCAGGCAATCCGGCCGATGCCTAAATTCGGAACTCCTTCTTTCTAACATGGCTGAATGTATGACTCCTGTCATCATACAACAAAAGGAATATGCCCGAACTATACCAGTTCCATGCGGGAGATGCCCGGCGTGTTACAAACGCCGGGTCTCCTCTTGGTCTTTTAGATTAATGCAGCAGGAAAAAATCGCAGAAACAGCTTATTTTATAACTCTTACTTATGACACTAAACACGTCCCAATTACTAATAAGGGCTTTATGGGTCTCTCAAAAAGAGATTTACAGCTTTTTTTTAAGCGGCTCCGAAAGTCTCAAGATGCAAAAAAGGCTCATAGAAATTGGCAAGGCCCCCACAGCCCTATACGCTACTATGCTTGTGGTGAATATGGAGGAAAAACACGACGACCACATTACCACATCATCATCTTTAACGCTAAGCTTGAATTAATTCAGCCGGCATGGGATAAAGGACAGGTTCATTACGGAGTAGTAACAGGAGCATCTGTAGGATATTGTTTAAAGTATATGAGTAAAGTATCAAAAATAGGTAAAGCAGAATGGGATGATAGAATTCCTGAATTCGCACTAATGTCTAAAGGTCTCGGAGCAAATTACCTAACGCCACAGATAGTTAACTGGCACAGGAAGGATTTAATGAACAGAATGTATTGCAACTTACAGGACGGACGTAAAGTATCAATGCCTCGGTATTACAAACAGAAATTATATAAGTGGTATGAGTTGAATATGATAAACGAGCACGTAACCTTACAACGTATCGAAAAACAGGAAAAAAATCCGGTCAATGTAAGAGACCACTCAGAAGCTATTAAATCTTCTTTTAAACGTATGGAAATTAATCACTACAAAAATCAAAAATTATGAAATTTCGCACACCCTACAATGCACACGAATTGCCCAAACAATTTGAGCAAAACACAATGCCAAGCCAAACAATACCCGACCAGACTATGAGCATAAAAGAAATATTTCGCAGATTTGCTCAAGGCTTACCGATGGAAGGCCAAAAAGTACCTGTTTATGATGATGAATATGTTCCCGATGTAACAAAAATGGATTTAGCCGATGTACAAAGTCTCCGGGAGCAAAACGCCGAATATATCAAAAGTATGCAGGAACGTCTTCAAAAATCCAAACGAAAGCCAGAAATTGAAACGCTTGAGCCTATTCAGGGAGAAGGCGAAGCGTAGGCGCAGGGCGTAGCCCCTGCCCCGTACCCTATGAAGGCGCCTTCTGGTCCCTGAATAGGCGTACAAACCAGTAGTAAAAAC